TCTCTTGGATTTTTGCAAAACTAACGGCTGCATCCTCGATCTTCTCCCTAGTTACACTAATCGCAGCGAGCTGGTTTCGCTGAATTGCACCGCTAGCAATTTTTGCAGTGGTAACGCCCGAGGTTGCAAGTTTTGCTGTGGTAATTGCTTCATTTGCAATTTTATCGCTAGTGATACCAGTAGCAACAAGTTTTGTTGCGCTTAACGTAGAGTCAGCAGCAAGACGAAATCCGGCTTCTGCTAAGTTTTTGGCTGTAATCTTTTTGGTCTGACTGACGTTAGTATCAACAATGGGAAGCACGTCATTAGACGCTACGCCACTGCTGCTAATTTCAAAAAGTTCCGAAATTCTTTGGTCAGCCATGTCTCAATTCGGCCTAATGATACAATGCTACAACCAATTGTAGCCATTCACTCAGCCTTATTAATCAAACTGCTATTAATCAGTGATTTCCTGCAGTAAGAAGCCAAGTCCTGTCTCTTGATTTTCTTCCATTTCAATAAGGTCAAAGTCTTCCTTCAGGATATATTCATTTGGTATGCCCACCTTTACTTTAAATTCGCCGGTGGTCAAAAAATCTATGGAGCAAGAAATCAAAGCATCAGATCGAACCGTCACTCCTGCTCTTGTAATTACGGCCTGCACTTCATAGAACACTTCATTAGAAGAGGCGGAGAAATCACTACGCTCCCCTTCTGGAGGAGACAATGAAAGTAGCATGCTCAGTTCACTGCCCACGTCCAAGCGCTGAATTGTTTGCAGCAAAAACAAAGGAGTCTCTTCGTCTTCTACAGTTTGGTAGCTAAAAAGACATTCAATGCTGCCATTGCCACTAATCAAGCCTGCTGAATACTGCTGCCTGAACTTATCGGAAAGACTAGTTGTCTCGACTGCGGCCCTATCAGTGTTGATGTCATAGGAAATAACTGATCCAAGTGTGTTATAGCGACTATCGCGAATAATAATTGATGCGACAATGGGAGCGCCAAAATTAGCTGCAAGTGTCAGCTCGTTTTCTCTGTTGTTGTTGATAGCATCAACGAACTGGTCGTAAAAACGAAGACCACCAAGAGCGTTCACATTGACGTAGACGCGCAAATATTTTTGCACTTGCAGGGAAGTAGCCCATGCAGTCGGGGCAAAAAATGCCAGTCCCCTACTGTCGTCAGTAGAAATAAATAATTGGTCTCCAGTGATGATATTGTCTTCGCTTCCATTGAAGTAAAGTCGATTCAGCGTAGTATTAATTTCGCTTGTATCAACGGTGATGGGCAAGTCAACTTCTTCTAGGCTTCTGCGTCGTAGACGCACTACGCCACTATGTCCAACAAAAAATGTCATAGTTACACCGTGCCAGTAGTTTCTACTGTAGTTAATGGACCGTTTACTGTGAACTGAAATGATACGCTGGTCAGTTCATTTGTAGAGGATGAAATGCTTGCGTTAGTAATAAAAGCATTCGCCTTGAAATATTGATTTGTTCCCACTTCAAAAGTTAGTTCCACTTGATTGTCATCAGTGATGGCGCTAGTTGTAACAATCTTTTCTAGAAGCTGCACCACGCTTGTTGTCACGCCCGTATAGTACGAAACAGTAGCATTACCAGTTGCGCTGGACATGCCAGCCGTATAAGACTGAGCGGTGTCGCCAAGGGCCGTAGTTTCAATGGGATCCATTGATACATCCAAGGCCCAATCTCGAACCTTCGCCACCTCATTGTCGCTAAGTCGCAACTTGCCAGTGCGTCCTGTATAAAATGGCATGGCCTTATTGTCTTTGTTTCATCTTAGCAGCTTCATCAATCATCAATTTGATACAAATTGTTTTCAAAGCGTACAATGCGGGAACGGGTGATTCCGTCCTGCTCTTCGCAAGGATGCTCAATAGCTTTAATTGCTACCTCTCCTTCCTCTTCCATAGTGATTTCAGTTACGCGAAATACGCGCTTGCTGGTAATTTGATTGCCAAACACGACTAACCATCCCTCAAAGGCAGCAAGCTCCGGAGCAGTATTATCAGTGATAGTAATGCCAGGTTTTTTCACAACGCCTTGGCCGCCCTTATAAAGCAACGCATCGTATGTAGCGCTAGCAATGCTTTCTGTTAATGGAATATCAAGACTACCTCCAGCTCCAATTCTCCCTGCAGTCAGGTTATCCCATTGATTCTGATCTGTTTGCACGTAAATATAGGATCCTGGTGCCACTGGACTTTCAGTTGGGAATGTTTTAAATTCCACGGCACGCTTAGACCATCTCCGCTGTGAACACAACAACATGCCATAGTTAATTGCTTGATCGCGCCTAGAAACATAAGCGGATAAGTCAAAAGTTTGCCTAATGCATGAAGCTTCGTTTGCGTCTGCCAAGCGAATAGTAAAGCTTGTATTACCAGGGAATGGATCTCCGTCTGTTGAATCTCTATAAACGATGGTGGCAAGAAGATCTTCGGTGTTGTCGCCGTAATCAATAAACTCCTCTTTATAGCTCCCTTCAAGAATGTTTCCTTGGTTAAACAAGGCAGAAATAGTAATGCGCCTGTTGACTAGTCCATTTTCGTCATAGGGCACTGCAGGTGCCAATGATTCCTTGCCGCCAATCTTGGTAAATTCCAACAATGAAAATGGTGCTACTGTGGTCCAAAATTCGCGCCACGATTGAGGATCGGCAATAACACCATCCATGAAATAGCCATTTGCCCTGCAAAACTTCATTGCCTCGCCAAGGCTTTCTAGATCAATGCCATTAATATCGGCGTATGCCCCAATGCCATTTTCCTTGTCAAGTACGCTGTCTAGGAAGATTTCAGGAGCATAGCTTGTCGAGCTAACTGGCGCACTGTTAATATCTACCACGTAATCACCATCTTGATTTGGAGCAAACCTCCTCACTTTCTTGCCTTTAGTGACATAAGCGCTAAGTGTGCGCAAGTCTTGAATGCCTTTCCCGCTATAGGCATTGAATCCAATAAGAGAAAGTCCTTGATAAAGAGCAGAAGGGAATGTCTCTATTTGTTGCTCTGTAACCGCAGCTAGCGCAATCTCAGGACCACCATCGAAGGAGAAAGCAATTTGCGTATCGGAACGCATTGAAAAGACGCCCCACTCATCGATAAACCCTGGGTTGCTATTTAGCGGAGGAAGTAGTCGTTTAGTTTTTAGCACCCGACCATGAATGGCAACATACCCCGCTCGACCATTGCCAATGGGAATAGTTTTATTTTTATCGCTGTTCTTGTATGCGCGAGTATCAAGATAAGCAATGTCCACTTCTTGCTCGCCAAAATGAGTGCGAATTTCTGATGGTAAATCAATGATAGGCTCCATCTTGAATGACCATTTTGTTCTCTCATCATTTGAGACAAAACGCATACCGACAAAGTTATCCACTTCTACGCCCCTGCGAATAGCAAAGACGGTTGGCACACGCTGGTAAACAGAATCCGACTCTTTCTTGTAACGCAGCCAGAACATTGCAGTGCGCATACGAAGGCCATTGTCGGCATCTCTATGCTTAGGCTCTTTATATTCTCCATATTTGCTTTGTCTTCCTGAGATGCGCTTATATACTCTTGCTTTAAGAGCAAAATCAACAACATCGCATTTAGTAACAGTCGTATAAGCCAACTCGTCAATTTTCGCTAAGCATTTCACATCAAAATAATCGTTGAAGCGCTCAGGATCGGCAAGTTGAAATTCTGTTTCTTCAATAATTTCTAAAGCTTCGTTATAGCGGGTTTGCCATTCATTGAATCGCGCAACTTCCGCTGGCGTATCAATTTCTGCTGCTTTTTTCAAAAGCTGCGCGCGCTCTTTTTCTTGATCCCTTCTCCGTCCCTTCAGTATTTCTCTCTCTTTTTTAATGTCCGTACCCTTTCTGTCTATAAAGATTCCCTGCCTTGTTATCTTTACGGACAATTTTTGCATTAATTCATTTTTTTGCTTTCTTGCCGTTCTTTTATTTTGCTGCTGAGTAGTTTTTGCTGATTTCCACCTTTGAATGGCATCTCTATCTCTTTCGTCCCTAAGCTTATCAAGTTCTTCAGTGATTAAATCATTCAATCTTTCTATTTCTTCGTTATACGTCCTAATATTATCTTCACAACCTTCAATGCGAGCGATAAGCGGAGTGAATTCTCCTTCTGTGCTCGCAAGTTCTAGCAGTTGAGCATCTGTCAATTCTCCGCGTATAATTGCAGTTGCTGCTTCAATTTGCGAATCAAGCTCTGCAAGCTTGGCTTCAATTGCGTCAAGACTTGCCTGCTCTGCTCCAGTAAGCAATGGCGGCCAGTTCTTCCTTTCTTCGTCCAGAGACACCAGTTCGGCTTTTTTTGTTTTCAATAATTCGTTTAATTCAATTTCATTTTCTAAATAGCTTTTGGTTTCATAATCTTCTTCGCAAAGGATGCCACTTTCTACGCATTCAAAAGTAAACTCGCCTTCTCTCCCCTGCTTAGTCTCGACGGCCTTAGTAAGCTTAAATTTTGCAGCACCTAATTTGTAAACGCTAGATGCTGTCATTGTGCTAATCAAAGCAATGCGATAATCTTGCGCGGCGCGTTCTACATCTTCGTCGATTTTTTCATCAGTCTCGACAAAGCGCAGCGTGAAAAAAGAACCCTCTGGAAATTTAGGACGATTATCACTGCCTTGCCATGAGTCGGGCCAATATACGCCTCTGTCTGCTGCAGAAACGCGAGTCCCTAAGTCATCTTTAGACCTACCTAAAACACTGCCTTCTTCATTGATTAACTGGCCGTTTTCATCACGCTCCAATACAAGCACATTAATGGGCACCACGTCATAAAGGCCAAGGGTGTTATTGCTAGAAGGAGAAAATGCCTGGCTATAACCATCGGCAACAATAGCTCCGCCTTTATTTGCTCGATATATGTAATCTTGTGCGCCTTGGGCATCCTTGCTTGGATCTTGCTCGGCATTACCAGGGGGAAGCTGAAAGTCACCAAACTTTAGCGGACCGCTAGCATTATTCCCGTAAAGCCAATATTTTTGAGCGGGAAAATCCTCCAATGGGGCTTGGCCAAATGCAGTAAAGCCATAATCGTAAGCCTCAATATCTCCAGCTCCGACAACGCCAAGCATTTGAATGAATTGCTTGTTGCCAAAGCTTTGTACAGCCGACCAAACCAATGATGTATTAACTCTCAGTCCTCCAGCGCTTTTATTGTCGTCTTCTTTATTGGTATAGACCAAATTCACGGGATCGCCATAACGTGCCACTTCCTGAAAAGAATTGAAGCCATAACGCGGGCCAAAGATGGCATTGCGACTTTGCTTGCCAACTTTTTGTTGCTCAGGAAGCTCTGGCTTGGGAGCTAATAATGCAGCGCCTACTTGAGCAAGAGTTCCGACAATTGTCAATACCAAAGCAACAACGCCGAAATCGTTTCGCACGTCATAAATTGTCCCCGCTTTTGCATCTTTATAGTTCAGCCTTGCAAGATAAAACTGCCAATATTCTTCTTCCGTAATGCCAAGCGCTTCAATTAATTGATGCTCGTAGGGCAGTAATTTACGCATCGGCCTTTGGCTTGAACCAGTTGAATTCTTTTATCGTCTTTGACGATAAAGCAATGCTAACACTGCGTCCTCTTGGGGCAATGCAAATAATGCCCCCGTTTGTCATTGTCCCCAATGCACTACGCTGGCCAAGCATTGCTGCGCAACCAGACGATGGATTAAGTGTTCTATTGGCATTCTGCAAAAGCCAACGAGCCATCCTCAATGGAGGAAGAGCATTTTCTTCATAGTTCTCATAGGCCCAAGCAAAATCAGTGGCATAATCATAAAGGCCGAGCCTTCGCCTAGCGGCGCAAAACAATTGGAAGCAATCTGTAAAACCTAGTCCGTCATCAGGAGAGGCCCCCCACTTATATTGCAAACCGATAAGATCATTCATCACTAGCGGAAGCTCACTTCTGCCGTCACGGGCAAAATGCCCACATTCGTAGTGTTAAAAGTGCGTCGCGGGAAATTGGCTCCAACACTATCCATGGCGCTTCTAAAGCGAAGTTCAACAGTAGTGTCATCAAACGATGCACCTACGCCAATATAGTATTCGTCATACGATGCCACAGTGGAATAATCTTCATAATTCGAAAGACTTCCTGCGTTGCCTAGCCATACAGTCTTGAACGATAATCTACTAAGCCTATTGCCATCACCGTTTTCGACTAGTGCCACGGTGAATTCGCTATGCGGAAATAATACGCGTAGCAAAGCATTCTCTCCGTTTAGCGAAGCAAGGGAACCCTCCGCTCTAAACGGTGCAAATTCATATGATGGCGCACTAGTGCCAGGTACTGCTGCCTGAGACCCGCTTCCGCCATGGAAGAAATTTTGATAGAGATGGGTGGTGCCATTGGTAGTAGTAAGTTCCAAGAAATTGGCAACAATAATTTTCTCGCTCATGACAACTCGCCAATCAATCGCACTGTAACACTGCTTATCCCATTGAACACGGCCTCAATTGCAGGAGGCTCTGCATATTCCCAAGAAATACTATCTGGCGTCCTTAGTTCATCACCGAAAGCCTCGCTCATTCCAGAAAATACTGCAGAAGGCAAAGCGAATCTATCTACGCTACCATTTTGCCCATAGTAGTGATCAATAATTTGCTTTGCCACTGCATCAGTAATGTTCGTGAATTGAAGCTCAATGGAATGACC